GATCGCTTGCCTCGGCCGCTCGAGCATACATCGAGATGGCTACGAGCCGGCAGTGCATTACAGCAACCTGGGTACTCAAGATAGACAACTTCCCGGCTGGAGATATTGTGCTGCCAATCTTCCCATTACAAACGATCACGTCGATCAAGTACTACGACAATAACGACGTACAGCAAACTTGGACCTCGAGCCTCTACGATGTAGATACAGCGATGGAGCCTGGACGAGTCAGGCCAGCATCGGGAGAAGATTATCCAAGCGACGTACGAGGAGATACCGACGATATCGAGATCACGTTCGTTGCTGGCGATGGCAATGCTGCCAGCGATGTCCCTGATGGAATCAAGGCGGCAATCAATATCCTGGCTGCGAATTGGTTCGAGAATCGAGAATCCAACACGCCTATCGGTTTGACACCTGTACCAATGTCTCTCGAGTCATTGATATGGCAATACAGGAGTGGCGATCTAGTATGAGAGCCGGCGCATTACGTCATCGGGTGGCCTTGCAGTCGGTAGGTACAACCTACGACGATTATGGCGATCTGTCTGATAGTTGGTCCACGGCTGCAAGTGTTTGGGCTTCAATCGATCCCGTCAGTGGCACAGAGAAAGACATCTCTGGCGAATTGTCCGGCGTAGTCACGCACAAGATCAAGATCAGATACAGAGCCAGCGTCAGCCCACAGAATAGGATCACGTTCGATAGCCGCACCTTCCAGGTCGAATCCGTTAGGAATTGGCAGGAGCGAGATATCTATCTCGAGTTACTTTGCAAAGAGGTGACTACATGAGGCGATCATTCACGTCGAGCGGCGTAAACATTACAGGTGATAAAAAGTTGGACAAACAACTCAAGCACCTGGAGACAAAGATGCAGCGCAACATTGTTCGCAAGGCGATGCGGCGATTCACTGCAAAGATCAAAAAAGAGGCTAAAAAACTAGCCCCCAAAAAGACCGGCCGACTGAGGAAGTCAATAGTAAACAAGGTATCACTCAGAGCAAATGGCAAACTCAACGGTACTGTGTTTATCTCATCGGAGAAGCATGGCGTCCACTATGGCCACTTCGTCGAATGGGGTAGAGATTGGCCGCCAATGTCAGGCAATCGATTCATGACGCGCGCCTTTGAGAAGTACAACTCTAAGCAACTATACGCCAATGAGGTACAAGATACCCTAGACGAATACCTCACAAAGATGGTAGGCAAACACAGATGAGCCTAGAGAAAGCAGTTAGAGCCGTACTCACAGCAGACGCAACCGTCAGCGGTTTGGTCGCTTCGAGGGTGTATCCAATGCGTAGGCCGCAAGGATCCGCACTGCCGGCCATTGTCTATCAGAATGTATTCACTGAGCAGAATCAGGCAGTGGCTACACAGTCAGGGATTCGACGCACCAGGCTATCGGTGGACTGTATCAGCAGTACATACTCCGGTGTTAAAACATTACGAGATGCCGTCGAATCGGCACTCGTTAATCATTCCGGCACAGGTTCGGGAGAAACAATTCACGACCTACGGCTAGAGTCAGCTGTGGATTTAGATCAGGAAAACATACCAGCGAGTCAGTTCGGAGCGTTCCGGGTTGTTATGGATTTTATTGCTTGGCATGAATAATTAGAAGGGGGCAGCCTTATGGCTATCACAGGACAAGGGACAACATTGACATGGAATGGGGCGATCGCGGATGTTGTGAGCATCACAGCACCAACGGTATCGATCGCAACACTAGACACGACGAATATCGCGTCGATTCATCGTACATTTATTGCAGGTACTATTGATAGTGGCGAGATGTCCGTCGAGATCATGTACGATCCAATGTCAGACACTGATATCGAGGACGCCTGGGACAATACAGCAACGGCGGCACCTACCGCATCTACAGCAGTTATAACGTTTTCAGATACTGCCACATTTACATTCTCTGCGATTATGACTGGATTCGAGGCCAACGTCGCAATCGATGAGAAGGTGACAGCGACTCTTACATTTAAGATCACTGGCGCAGTCACGGTAGCCGCAGGATAATGCTGACACGTGATTCAATACTTCAAGCGGATGATCTGCCAAAAGAATCGGTAGAGGTTCCAGAATGGGGCGGCCAGGTTTGGGTTCGGACACTATCGGGGACTGAGCGTGACTCATTCGAGCAGTCGATGGTGAACAAGAAGAACAAGCCAAATATGGACAACGTCCGGGCTAGGTTCGCAGTCTTGACTATATGCGACGAGGCTGGTGATCGACTATTCAAGGCAGCAGATGCCGACGAATTAGGCAAGAAGTCGGCAGCAGCACTCGACCGGGTATTCGCGGTGGCCCAGAGACTCAACGGCTTCTCGGATCAGGACCAGAAAGATCTAAGCGACAACTTAAAGTAGAGAGCCGGCACAGCCGGCGGTTCTACTTCCAGTTGGCTCTTGCACTTGGATGCACGGTCCGCGAGTTACTCGCCAGGATCGATTCTCGAGAGTTGAGTGAGTGGATGGCATTCTACAACCTGGATCCATTTGGCGATGTTCGCGGGGATCTCCAGGCTGGCATAGTTGCCAGCACGATCGCCAATGCAAACAGTGGCAAGGGTAGCAAGACATTCCAGCCGGCTGATTTCATGCCATTGATGGAGAAGCCGGAACAGGACGAGGGTGACATGATCGCAATCATGACAGCAATGGCACAAAGGACCTAAAAAGATGGCTACAGTTGGCTCACTATTCATAAATGTTAAAGCAAGAACGGCCGCATTCTCTAAAAAGATGAAATCGGTACGCGGGACCATTGGCAGGCTTGCCAAGGGTTTTGTCAACATCGGCAAGAAGGTCGCACTCTTTGGCGCGGCTATGGCTGGCATCGCTGTGGTTGCGATCATTGCAATGACTAAGAAGGGGCTGGCAGCAGTTGACGTTCTGGCCAAACTTGCGGCGAATATAGGATCCACTGTGGCATCTATCCAGGTGCTGCGGCACATGGCTACGCTTGGCGGAGTGTCGATCGAGAAGATGGATAAGTCAATAGCCAAGATGGTCAAGAATGTCGGAGAGACTGCTATCGGGATAGGCACAGCAACCGACGCATTAAAGGAATTAAACCTCGACGCGAAACAACTCGAGCGACTCAGCCCAGATAGAATGTTTGGGGTTTTGGCTGATGCGATCAACAAACTACCAAACGCAGCACGCAAGGCCACGGTCGCATACGACATCTTCGGCAGAGCCGGCCAGGAGCTGTTAGTGACAATGGCCGGCGGATCTAAGGCTATCGACGATATGGGCAAGAAGTTGAAGGAATTAGGCATACTTATCGGAGATAAGCAAGCCAACCTAGTCGAGCAGGCTAATGATGCCTGGGCTGACATTGGACTCGTATGGCAAGGATTGTCACAACAGCTGGCCGTACACTTTGCGCCTGTACTGATCTCGATCGCTACACGACTCAGGGAGATGATCGTCGAGTTTGGTGGTATGTCTCAGGTCGCTGAGTTCATTGTTCGTTCGTTCTTCATGGCTGGTGCTGCCATCATGGACATGATCAAGATGGTCCACGTCGGCTGGCTAGGTTTACAAGCTGCGGTTATTGGTGGAGCGGGCAGCGTGGCAATGGCACTTGCTGAAGTGTTCGGCGGTGATCTCAAATTCATCGGTCAGGCACTGATGGACGAGGCGGCAGCAATCGGCGGCGAGATCAATAAAAAACTTGCGGAAGGCTGGGACACGTCGCGGGTCGATGAGTTCATTAAAAACCTTCGAGAGAAGTGGACCAAGGATCTACCGGCTGCGGCGATGGGTGATTTTGGAGCGTTGCAATTTGATCCCGTCAAGCAACCGACGCACGCATTGCAGACCGTGATTGGATCATTCAAGGTCGAAGGTGATAAGACAGCCAAGACACTCGACAAGACGCTCGAAGTCGAGAAAGAGCAGACCAAGATATCGAGAGACATTCTCAAAGCGATAAAAAGCAATAGCGGCGGGCGGGTGTTGGTATGAGCCTAGTAATCCA